CCAGCCGGTGGAAATACGCACATCCCCGGGAAGCTTGAAGCTGTTCAGGTTGTCCTCGGTTTCCACGCCCTGAGCCCAGCGCGTATTAAAAGGCTGTCGTGCCATCAGGCTATATCTCCGGGAAGGGTTACGTTGGCGTAGTCGTAGATGTGCTCCGACGACGATTCGATGTTGGTGATGTTCGGCGGCAGGATGAAAATCTCGCCAATGCGCGTGCCTTGCGGGCGCGGGATCAGGTCGAAATTCTCGATCAGGTACAGCGTGGTGTTGTCCAGTTCCGAGGCGATACCGATGTCGAAGGACTTGTCGCCGTTGCAGATCAGCGCCGTGACCTTCACGCCGATGATGATTTCCACCAGCTGGATGATGCTGTCGGCCGTGCCGTCGCTGATGTTGCGGGCGATCTTCGCCTTGATCATCTTGCGATACAGGTCGTTGTTCAGCGGCGCATCAATGATGCCGCCCTCACCGATGTAGGGCGCGATGTTGTAGTTGGTGTAGCTGTCGTTACCCGCATAGCCGAAGACGTCGAACGCCGTACCGCGCAGGATTGGCCGGCGCACCCCGACGATGATGCCGATGATGTCCAGCATGTCGCCGGTCACGGTGTCGACGTCGTAGCTGCCATAGAGCGTATCCAGCGGCGCTTCCAGATACTGATTGGCAATCTCGGGCGTAATGGTCAGCCAGCGCATCATGCGCTGCTTGTCGCGGTATTCGTTGATGATGCGCGACTTGGCGCGCGCGACGTGGTCCATAATCATGGGATCACCGTAACCGCGATGTTGTCGGCGTCAAAGGTGGCGATCTGGGCGATGGTCGGCTGGATCGGGGTCAGGCCTTGACTGATAGCGTTAAGGCCGATGGTCAGCGCGGTGACGTAGCTGTCGCCGTACTTACCTAGCACCTTGTTCACCGGCGTGTACAGGCGACCCGGCACAACCTTCTCGCCGATGTCATAACCGCCCTTGTTGAAACCGGTGGTGGTTTCGCCGTCGAACAGCTGGCGGGTCGAGTCGGCGACGATGGCGTTCTTGAGCTGCGTGTCGATGTCGCTCGGCAGGTCGCCTTCCTTTTGGTAGGTGACGTGCACGAAGATCGGCAGGCCGGTGGCGCGCTGGAAGGTCACGGTGTCCTTGTTGCCGGTGACGGGTGAGGTCACTTCGACCTTGACGCCATTCGCCCCTTGCGGATCGATCCAGGTGTCAGTCTTGGCGCTGTACCGTGGCAGCATTGGTGTGCCTGGGTTGTGCTTCTGGTAGATCGCCAGCCCCACGTCCGCATCGCTGCCACCGTTAACGATGATGGCGATGCCGCAATAGGGAACGCCGTCGACATCGAACGGGTCGTCGCTGCTGTTCTCCAACACCTTGACATCGGTCACGCCAGGCACGCTGGCGAGGTTGGCCACCATGTTGTCGCGCATGTTGCTGCCTGCGCGAGCCACGGATTCATTGCGGCGCTTGCGGAAATCGGTATCGGTTTCCGCGTTTTCGCCAGCAGCCGCCTCGCCATTGGTGACCGTTGCCCAGCCAGGGTAGGGCGTGCCGATGACGGTCAGCTCACCGGCCGAGGCCAGCACACGGCCCGGAGTGGCGCAGGTAGCGAAACCGGTGGCCGTCTCGCTGAGGCCGATGACGATAATGGCGGTGGTCAGCCAGACACTGTTGTCGATGCGACTGCGCACTTGCGAGTTCGCCGGTATGGCTGTTCCAGCCGCGCCGACCACAGTGATTGGTGCAATGGAGTAGGTCGCCTCGCGGATCGGTACGCCGGAAATCTTGCCGATATCGCGCAAGGCTTCACCGGTGGCGCTGTCTGGATCTTTGCTGCGGTAGACGGCGACTACTGCCTCGTCCAGGTTGGCCAGCAGCTCGGAGTCGATACCGATGCGTTGACCGTCCGGAGAGTCGGCGTCGATGTTCCAGTCAGGATCGATCGCCAGCGTCCGTGTTTCGATATCGCTCAGGTACTCGTTGAGCGAGCGCCCGGTAATTCCTTGTTCGGTGATTTCAGCCATTAGATGATCGCCTGGACAAAATTGATGTCGGCGGTTTCGCCGGAGGTGCTGACAATGGAGGCGCTGACCGTCAATTCTCGGGTTAGAGCATCCGAGGTCACGCTGAAGGCGGTCATGCCGGCGCAGCCAGGCGTCAGTAGGATGCGGCGACGGATCACCGACTCGCGGGAGGCCAGGGCCGAGCCCTTGCCGAGCACGCTGCCGAACCAGTCGGTGCCGTCGGTGGTGTTTAGGAACCATTCACCCAAGAAGAACTTGAGGCGGGTCACGACGTTTTGCGCAACCTCTTCGGCGCTGTAGCCGGTCAGGAATTCTTCCTTGCCCAGCGCCAGATCGCCGTCAGCGTCCAGTTTTCGTACCGTCATGGGTTGACCACTCCAGAATTGCCGCTGCCCGACTGCACGCCGTTGTGGGTGTGCTCGAAGCCGATGCTCACGCCGTGGTTGGTGATGGTCGTCTCAGTGGTCACGGCTTGCTTGAAGTTGACCGCTTGCTCAAATACGGCAGGGCACTTGCAATTTAGCGACACACCGCCCACTTCCAGCGTCTTGTCGTCGTGAATCCAGAAGTAGGCCGAGCCGTCGTTGCTGCGCAGGCGTAGGCCGTCGTTGGCAAAGTCGGTGATCGCGCCAGGCTTGGAGCGAATGCCGGGGACGAAGTAGGCGTCGTTGATCGAGAAGCGCCGCGGCTCGGATTTGACCGCCACGCCGCCCTGGTCGACCCAGGAGTCAATGCATTCCTGGCTGAAGAACAACACGCCCTCAGTGCCCGCTCCCACGCGACATTCAAGGGTTCCGCCCGAGGCGCCCCAAAACTGCACAGGGACGCAGATGATCGGCCGGCGCTCAGCCTGATTGCCTTGACGGTCCTCAAGCATCAACCCAATCTGCACTTCGGCCTGCTGGCTTGACGAGTCAAAGCTCAGGACGTGGCCGGGCACGCTGGTGCGCATGTTGCTTTTGAGGTATTCGCCGAACGCATCGCGCAGCATTTTGGAAAACTGGGCCTGGGTACGCGAGGCAAGCGGATCACTACTCATCGGGTTGCCCTGTCGGAAATGCCGGCCTGTGCCGCTGCGCTTAGACGCAGGCAGCTGAGTTGGACCTCCCACTGGTCGCCGTGGGAATCCCCGGCAAACACCCGTGAGTTGACCTTGTAATAACCCTCGCCAATCGTGCGCGGGATGTCGTAGAAGAACGCCCCGGAGAACTCGAAGCGCGGCGCCATCGATTCCAGCTTGATGGTGTCGCCCAGCTTGATCTTGGGGTTTAGGGTGTAGCGAATGCCGACTTCGGTATCCGTGACCACGGGCGAGCCGATCATCCCAGTGCTGGCGCTGATCACATAGACAGAGTTGTCCAGCGCGGAATCTCTTTTGATGATCTTGATCGCGCCGTTCTCGACCATCCAGTCAAACTGGAATGTTTCGCTCAGCTCATTCATGCAGGCGGTGGGGCTGCCTTGCAGAACGGTGCCGCGCGAGCGCCGCTGAAGGCTGGAGAAGTCGCCGTAGAACTGGATCTCTGCACCAAATGGCTCAGCGCAGGCCTCGATGATCTGAACCGGGTCGGTTTCCGGGGCCAGGGTCAGGTTGATCAGGTTCTCGTCGCGCTCCTTGGCCGACGACTTGCAGAAGAAGCGAATGCCCTTGGTGGCGCCACCGTCTTCAAGTACACGCTGCACGTTGGTGATCTGCCCGACGAAGATCACGCCAAACAGATCGGCATAGCCGGCTTCCAGTGAAATGAACTCGTAACGTTTCTCGGATCCGTCGCCCAGCATCTGGTTGGTGCTGCCCTGCGACACGTTGAAGATGGTGATCTCGGCCACGCTGAACGCGCCGCCGGCGAAGTGGGTGACCTGGAAAGTGATGCGCAGACCGTCATTGTCGCCCGGGACGATCTCGCCAACGCGCATCTGGTAGATTTTCGATCCACTGCCACGACCCAGTTTCAGCCGGTAGCTGCGCAGGAACAGTTCATCACTCATCGGACCATACCAGCAGGTTGGTGACCCCCAGGTTGCCCGGGGTCGGTTGGTCGCCCTCCAGGATCAGGGAGCCGTAGGTGTTCTTCGGTGGCGGGTAGAGGCCGGCGAGCAGGTCGGAACCGGGTTGCAGGAAGCGCCCCGCGGTCAGGATCACGCCTGTCGAGGTCAGGATGTTGACGCGGAATACTTCCAGCCGGGCCATCCATTGCAGCTCGATGGTCAGGGTGCTCTTGCCCAGTCGCGCGCTGAACTTCGGCGCGGGCAGGGCGGCCATGGCGACCTTGTAGCGGCTCATTGGATCACCTCGACCGATGTGTCACCGTTGTCGACCATCGGTGCTCCTTGCGTGGTTACCGTATCGTTCTGCATGAGCTGATCCGCCGAGGTCACGCCCTTGCCGACCTTCGACTTGACGATGCGAACCTGTTGAAGCTCGGCGATGAATATCAAGCCGTCTTCGTCCTCGGGCCGGGTACGCTGATCCAGACGAACCAACATCATGTCGCGCATGATTTCCATGCCGGTGTCCAGATCGAACTTGGCGCGAGCCTCCAGAATGGCGGTCAGTGAAGCCCAGGCCGTGGCGGCACGGGTTTTGTCACTGCCGGACAGCAGGTAGGCCGAGACGGCGCTGATTGCCGCTCCACCGACGCCACCGACGGCAGATGCCACCGCGCCGACACCCATCATGCCGACGTCGTTCAGGTCCAGGCCGAGCGGGCTATTCGACACGGCCCCGGTCAGCAGGTAACGGTTCGGCAGGAGTATCGCGTGGTCGTTCATGTTGGCGCCGAACTCAACCGGAAACTGGGTGAGGTAGACGCTTTTGTTGGTGGCGCCTTCCAGTTTGGCGTCGAACTCCAGAGATCCAATCTTCGGCAGGGTCTTGGCAAATATGCTCATGGTGCTCATTTTTCAGGGCTCCGGAAGTCCTGCATCGTTTGCTCGGTGAGGTTGCTCAGCTGCTCGGTGTAGAGCTGCTTGACCTTCTCGGTGTCTGCGCCGTGAATGTGGAACTGGCGGTTGTCGGTGTAGGAGGGGCCGGTGCTGCCGCCTTTCGCGCTGTAGCTGTCGGCACGACCGCCACGGCTGGCCGCTTCTCGATCCCTGGCCATATCATCTTCACCGGGACGCTCGTACTTGAGCGAGACGATCGAGGCGGCGTCGTAAGCACTGGTCGCGGTGCGCAGGCTTTTACCGGCGGCCTTCTCGTTGCCACGGGTCAATTCGTAGTTAACGAAGTCCAGCTGCTCGGCACCGGTCGACTTGCGAATGTCCTTGCCGTACTTCTTGGCGAATTCAGCCTGGCGGTCTGGATGCCACTGCGCCATGCCGTAAGCGTTGCCGCCATCACCCTCGGCGTCATGCTTGAATCCGCTCTCCTGATCGAGGTTGGCCGCGATGCCTTCTGCCTGCTCGCGGGTCCAGCCTTTCTTCATGAAGAAGTCGACGGTTGCGCCGACCGCTTCGCCGCCGCCCATCTTCAGGCGATTGTTCAGCAGTTCGGTGTCTTCGCCTTCGTTGAGCTTGCTGGAATAGAGCAGGGCTGCGGCACTGCCGCCGGCCACGGCAAGCATGGACGCACCAGCGGCGGGAGCGGCGGCGCCGGCAGCAGCTTTCGCCGCAGCGGTAGCACCACCCAAGCCGATGATGGCCCGCAGCGAGGCAAGCCCCTTAAGTGCAGCACTGCCGCCCATCAATCCCATGGCGATGGCGACCAGTTCAATGTTGTCAGCCAGGTCACCGAAGAATTCCTTCAGCCCTGAGTCGATCAGATCCTTGTTGTCGCGGTAGAAGGCG